CTATTCAGTCGTTTCAATCTAAAAAATCAAATCATCAACATAATCCCGACAAATGTAAATTTTGTGATTGGCGACTTCATAACACAACAGAGAACAGTCTCTACATTTGAGGGTGGTACAGAAACCGTCACCGTGAGGGGCAGAATTGTTGACGTCATAGGAAACAACATATTCGTGAAATCGCTAACGTTTGAGCAGTTTGTAGTATCCGAGACGCAAATAATAGAATCTTCACCCGTGGTCGTATCTCTCCCGATATTCAAAGAGGGTATTGCGATTCCTGTGTCAACCATTTCCATTTCTAAGGACTTCTCAAGCTTGCAGGCTGGTCTAAATGCAGAAATACTCGGAGACGTGTCACTTGCTAGTGGAAAAATACAAGAAGTTGATGTGGTGGATTCTGGATTTGGTTACGTCAAAAATGAAACACTTCGTATCATGAATATTGACAAAAACGAAAGAATTATAATCCAACTAGAAAATACAACAGACGAAAATGAAATAGAAGCGCTGAATGTGCTACTAGAAAGCATAGAAACAAATGGTGATGCTTTTGGTGCAGCTGTGGTCGAAAATCAGGGGATAACAGAAGGTCGCTGGAATACATTTGAGTCTCATACAAACCAAGAAAAGGTTATACAGGACAGTCTTTTCTATCAAGACTATTCATATGAAATTTCAACATCAATTCCACCCAGCATATTCGAAGATACCTATAGAAACATTGTCCATCCATCTGGTCTAAAATTCTTTAGTAAATTTGCCAAGACTGAACTTATAAATAACGTAAATGCAATAACTTCTACCAGATTTGAAGACTTTGGCGAAGTAATAGATGCTTCTGAATTTATTGAAACCGCAAACAACGGTTTCAATTATCTTATTACAGAGGAATAATAAGAATGGCGATAAAAACATACAACTTTACATATGACCTTATTGAAAACTACTATCTGAAAAATATATTAGAATCGGAATATTGGATATTTGCTTCAAGATCAAATAGAATAGATATACCATCATCCAAGAATACATTAGGAGAGACTATAGACGTTCTATCAAAAACTGTTTTTGGTTTGAAGACGTCAAGTCTTGATTACTCTTTTATGGTAAAGTCAATATTTTGGTCGCAGGGAACTATATACGATAGATATGACGGAAACTCTGATTTGACAGGAAAGAGGTTTTATGTCATAGTTGAACCAGAATCCGAAACTGGCCCATATGACGTATTCAAGTGCATATCAAATAACTATAATAGACCATCCGAGATAAAACCACAATCAAATGAATCAATAAATCAGACAGGTGGCATATATAGATTTCCAGATGGATATGTCTGGAAATACATGACGTCAATTCCGTTTGCCGTATATAGAAAATTCGCAGCAAGAGGATACACGCCACTAATAAGAAATGCTCAAGTTGAACAAGTCGCAAGTGACGGCATAGATTTTATAGAGGTGACGAATCCAGACGGTAATGCTGGATATCAGTTCTTGCAAGGAGCTGTAAATTCAAAAACACAGACGGGTGTATATCTTTTAGACATTCAGGGCGGAAACTTTTTTGAAGCGATAAACGTATATAAAGATGCTTCGCTGTATGTTGAGACGCAAGAGGGTGGAGTAGAAACATATCCGATTATTGGCTCAAGAAGGGTCGGTCAGAGATTGGAACTCACCATTCAGGGTGATGTGTATTCCGACTTTGATTCTAATGAACCCATCAATGCACAAGTAATTCCACAGATACGAATAACAGGAAACGGTTCTGGCGCGAAAGCAATACCACTGTTCAATACGCAAAGAAACAGAATAGCTGCTGTAAGGATATTAGAACAGGGCTCTGGTTATACTCAAGCGATAGCTGACGTCATAATACCGGCATATTTCGCACAACTAGATGGGCAGATAACAAATCAAGCAATTTTGCGACCTACGATTAGTCCGCTTGGTGGGCATGGCTCAAATGTAATGCGAGAACTGATGTCAAATACAATAGGGCTATCCGCAGCCATTAGTTCTGTTGGAACAGAAATCGTTGATAGTGGAAATTATACAACACTCGCATTGGTAAAAAATCCAACACTCGCCGAAGAGTTTTCTGGTGAAACATTTGATAATAGACTAGAGATTGCGATAGAGGGCATAGAACCGACGTCATTACTTGTTGTTGGTGATGTTGTTACGCAAACTCGTCTCGGCGAAACCGTTACCGGAATAATACACGAAATAACAGGACCCAATACAATATACTTGGTTGACTATGACGGAAATAGTTCGATTGACTTTGATTCCTCGGCCCAAATTGTGGTAAGAAATGTCGTTTATAATATTTCACAGATAAATAGATCGAGTTATGAATCTGGTTCCGGCGAAGTGTTCTATATTACGGATTTTCTTCCGGTGGAAAGAACGCCAGATAAGACAGAACAGATAAAAATAATACTAGAATTCTAAGGGGTTGAAAGCACAGAATGGGTATCAAGACAAATCTAAACATCGCGCCGTATTTTGACGATTATGATATTGCAAGAAAATATTATCGCGTGCTTTTCAAGCCCGGTTTTGCTGTTCAAGCGAGAGAACTAACCCAACTACAAACAACTCTGCAAAATCAGATTGAGCAGTTTGGTGAAAACATCTACAAAGAAGGCTCAATCATAAAGGGTTGCACCTTTACAGAACTTCGCAATTTGAAGTATGTAAAGGTGGTTGATGGCATACGACCAGAAGACTACATTGAAAGAACGGAAGTCAGCGAAGATGGTGTCATAGATGAATACTACTATGAATTTGAAGATGAGTTTGGTCTAAAAGCGCTCATCGTGCAAGGGGCTTCTGGCTTCCAAAGCCGTGCTCCAGACTTGAACACGTTTTTTGTCGTATATCTGAACACAGTTGATACTGGAAGTTTTGAGAAAAAATCTTATGAACCAAACGACACGCTAGAGATTCGCGAATACATTCTTCGGACACAAGAGATTGATAACGAAACGACTGAAACAATAATTGACAACGGCATCATCACAACAACATCTGTTGCTGGGTTCTCTGATCCAGTCGGCGACTCTTTTGGGTTGAATGCTTCTGAGGGTGTCATTTTCCAGAGAGGTCATTTCCTTTTTGTTGATGATCAGACAATTGTCGTCAAAAAGTATCTATCGGATGAAACCGTCGAATTTGAACTAGAACCAAACAACCTTTCTGTTGGATACATAGTTGACGAGCAAATCGCAACATCACAACAGGATCAATCGCTGCTTGATAACGCGAATGGTTCACCAAATGAGAACGCGCCTGGTGCTGATCGTCTATTCTTGCTTCCAAGACTTATCGCAAGACCAACAATCCAAGCAGAGGCTGATTCCGAATTTTTCATTCTTCGTCGCTATGAAAATGGAGAGCCCGTAGAAACAAGAGACGTTTCTCAATTCAACTCCATTGCAAAAGAACTAGCAAGAAGAACATACGAAACACACGGTGACTATACCACAACCGCTTTCAAATTCGATGTGTATAAGCGCGAAGAGGATGGCGATTTCTTTATTGAAATGAGCGAAGGTTCAAGAAACGATAAGCGCTCAACCAGTAAACTTCAACTATGGCGGTTTTGTAAAAATTCTTGATGTTGCGGGAGTTCTTCCAATAAGAACATTCCAAAATGTTGATCTCATAAACACGAGCCTTGGTGTAATTGGCTCTGCAATTGTAAAGAATGTAGTTGACGACAAAGTATATCTATTTGCCATTCGTATGTCTGGTTCTAACGAATTTGAAAATGTTCGTTATATTGGAAGCAACGTTACAGGTAGAGTTGAAATTATTCCAAAGGTATTAAATTCTTCCGAATCCCGCCTTGTGTTCAACTTCAATCGCCCATTTGCGCGAGAGCTCACGGACATAAGTATATCTATACGAAAATCAACAAACACAAGCACAAACGGCAGCGGTAGAATTGAAATTGTTCCAGCAGCCGGAGAGGTTTTTGACGCGGACAGTCTCCGAGACGTGGTTGTCATAACAACAGCTGGCACACCAGCAAAAGTATCTAGTGTTACACCGTCAATCGGAATGGCCGGAAACTTGATTGTTGACACAAGTGCGATCAGCCAGAACGTAAATGTACAATACAATGTAAAACAAACAGAGCTAGAAGCAAGAACAAAGCAAGTCCTAAATGTATATGTAAAAACAGCACACGATTCGACAAAATCTCGTTATACTCTTGGTATACCAGATGTGTTTCAATTGCTAGAAGTCAAAGACAGTCTTGGCAACGACTTCACTTCAAGCTTCAAGCTTGTGAGCAACCAAAAGGATGACTTCTATGATCATTCTTATATAGAAAAAATCGCAGGAACACCGACACCGCCGAATGGTCAAATAGTAACTCGGGTCAGAACTTTTAGAATTGATCCGACGGTTGGGTTGAACTTCTTCACAGTTGACAGTTATGATGAAGTGTCTCTATTGGAAATAGCAAACTTTGAAACCCAAGACGGCAAAGTTCTTGATCTAAAATCGTGTGTGGATTTCAGACCTTATAGAACACCAGTCGCTGCATATTCAACCACTGAGGCTGGTGCAACAGTTCTGTCGAGCACCGAAGTAGCACTTCCAAATTCTTCAACCCAATTGTTCGCAAGTGGCGTATCATATCTTGTTCCTGCTATAAACACAAGCGGGACAGCAACCATTGAATATTACACGAGAAGAACAGACTTCATCGTTGGCAGCTCCTATGGGTCATTCCAATATATCACTGGCTCTGATACAACAGCAGTTAGAAACATCAATGGACGTGAAAATACGATAATCGCAGAAATAACAATTCCTGGTTATCCTCTGTTGACTCCGCAAGAAGCTTTTAGGTTGAACCGAAAGGGCGAGACGATATCGGTCAAGAAAAAGACCGTCAAGACATACACAATGAAAGACATTGATAACATCAGTAAAAAAATTGAAACACTGACCTATTATACAACTCTATCTCTTCTTGAATCTGCCACCCGCAATCTGCTTGTGCAGGATGAGAACGGATTGAATAGATTCAAGAATGGCATCATTGTGGACCCATTTGTTGATTTCAATATTGCTGATGTGAGTGACGCTGACTTTTCTGCTGGTATAAACCCATCCGAGACGTCATTGATACCAAGATTCAAGCAATTCCCACTGGCAATGAAAATAAAAAACAACACAGGAACACAGACGTTTAGGGATATAACAACATTGTCAACAAACAGGGTCGTGAGATTCCTAAATCAGCAATATGCGACAAACTTTAGAAGTTGCACAAGTAATAAGTATAGGTTCATCGGCACTGGTCAACTTTCGCCAGAGTATGATGTAGCATATGATACTGTTACAACACCAGCTGAGATAAACATTGATCTATCTCGCCCATTCATGGATTTTGCCGAAGCACTTAGCGAGTTTGTTCCGCTGACAAGAACAGACACATCTCTTGTTGGATCGACAACCACGTCATCGGCCGTGCAGAACTTTACTGAATTCAGTGTATTCGGTAGAACTAGAAACGTTCTAACATCAACAACAACAACATCGGAAACAACCGAAAGCTTCCTTGACATAACATCTCAGCTGAGTATAGGGGAAGGTACCACACAGACACAAAATGTTGGCGATTTCGTAAGTGACTTCCGCTTCAATCCATTCATTCGTTCCCGCGAAGTGCAAATTGAAATGTATGGCCTACGACCAAATACAAGACATTATGTATTTTTTGATGATGTTGATGTTAGTCAGAACGTAGCGCCAGGAACATTTGCGGAAGATTTACCACAACCGATTGGACCTGGTATAAGAGTTGTAAGAAGTGGAAACTTTGGTGTTCCATTGACAACAAATGCGAATGGTGAATTTTTTGCTGTATTCAAGATTCCAGAAAACAGCTTCTTTGTTGGTGAAAGAGAATTGCGTGTCGTTGATATTGATGACGTAGAAAACTTGGATTCAGCGTCAATTTCGGGTGGGGTTTTGAAATATAATGCATACAACTTTAGTATAGAAAAAGTAGGACTGACTGTTTCCACAAGAAGCCCAACGATAGATACCGATGTTTCGCGCACAAACAGAACAGTCGTGAATAGGACCGTATCCGTCGCTCTTCCGCCGCGACGCCGTGACCCTCTTGCCCAGACATTCTTTGTAAAAAGAACTATGGCAAGAGACGCTGAAGCATTGTACGTGTCTGGTGTGGATTTGTATTTCAAGCGTAAGAGCGAAACAAACGGTGTGACAATTCAAATCCGCGAAGTTGAAAACGGGTATCCAACACATGAAGTTCTTGCGTTTGCTTCAAAACATTTGAGGGTTGAAGATGTTCAAGCGTCTGATGATGCTTCAATCGCAACGGCCGTTGTGTTTGATGTTCCAATTCGTCTCGACACGGAAAAAGAATATGCGATTGTCATCTGGCCAGATGCCGATGACCCCGACTATCTCGTGTTCACATCAAAGGTGGGTGGAACGGACCTAATCACACGACAGCCAGTGAACGCTGACTGGGGCGATGGGGTTCTGTTCACTTCAACCAACAACCGTGCATGGACATCTTACCAGGACGAGGATTTGAAATTTGATCTCTATAAGTATAACTTCAATGTAAACTCTGGTACTGTGGAGATGGAAACAGATGGACACGAATTTCTTTCTATCGGGTCTGTATCCGGTGGAGCTTTCAGAAATGGCGAACTTGTATATTCGACCAAAGGGGCAACAACATATCCAGTGACGCTAAACCAGTCAACAAACATAGTCAACGGCTCTGGGCTTTCAAACTACGATCAGGGAGACTACTTCTTGGTTGAAGACTCACTGGAAAACAAGGAACTCTTGAAAGTCATTCAGGTTGTTTCTAACAGTCAATTGATCGTTGATAGACCACCAACTCTTTCTGGATCGTTGCAATCACAACCAGTAGTTGCCGGCAATGTCACATATTTCAATCCAAGATCACCGGAACTCCTTATTCTAGAAAAATCATCTGCAAGAGAGTCTAGACTATTCGCTGAAGACGATGTTGTTCGTGGTATAGACAGCGGCGCTGTGTCTGATATAGCTGCTATATCAGACATTGAACTGAGTTATATTCAAGCTATGGTAAATAGAGTAACAGATTCTAACACGAATGTCAAGGTTGCTGTAAAGGCTATTGACCCGCTTCTACCAGAAGAACTTCCATACACTCAAAGCTTTGAATTTTCGTCGGATAAGAAATTCAACGAGAGAGGGTGTTTGATATTCAGCAAGTCAAATGACATAAATCAATCAAAAAACCCGGGCACAGCTCAGTTGTTTGCTTATGTGAATGTTATAACAAACAACCCAGAAACAACTTCTCGTTACATTTCCAAGAAAGTTGAACTCAGAGAAGGTTTTGATTCAGAAGACTTTAGAGTATTTGTTTCTGCATATAGACCAACAGGAACAGACATTCGCGCATATATTCGTGTAAAAAACGAGGCCGATCCAGTATCACTTCGTAATAATGACTGGATTGAACTTGAAAAGATTTCTGGTGCGAATCTATTCTCAAGCACTTCAAACACAGAAGATTTCAAGGAAATCGTGTTTGGAATACCAGATGCTAATAAAGATGATGGCGTTGTGACATATACAAACGAGACAGGTACATATTACGGATATAGGTCATTTGCAGTTAGAATAGATTTGCTTTCTGAAAATGTTGCGAGTGTTCCTAGAATATTGGATTATAGAGGGATTGCATTTGAATGATAAGGGACACATACTCAAAGGCATTGGTAGAAACGGATTTTCTGGAACTACAAAAATACAGAAGAGAAAAGCTCCGAGATAAGGAGCTTGCCAGAATGAAAGAAGATATCCAATCCATAAAAGAGTCAATAAATAGTATGACAACTGTAATCAATAGAATAGAGAATACGAATGGCTAAAACCGGAATTGAACAGGTAAACACAACAGACACATTTCAGGGATGGTTGAATAAGACGAATGAATTAGTGGCATTGGTGAACACCGACGTCATGACAGCATCCGCTATAGG